TAAGTAAAACTCCAACAGGAAAGTATTTTGTATCTGTTTTGGTAGAAGTAAATGAAGAATTACCTAAATTAAAAACCATTGACGAAAACAAAGCAATAGGCATTGATTTAGGGATTAAGACATTTGCTGTATTATCAAACGGAGAAGAAATACAAAACCCAAAACACCTAAGAAGTGCATTAAAGGGGTTAAAGAAACAACAAAGAAGGGTAAGTAAAAAGGTAAAGGGTTCTAATAATAGGAAGAAGGCAGTTATGAAATTAGCCGTTCTGCATGAAAAAGTTGCCAATAAGAGGAGTGATTTTTTACATAAGGTTACTGCTAAATTAGTTTCCGAACACGATACGTTGTGTTTGGAAACACTAAAAGCTTCCAATATGATTAAGAACCATAAACTCGCTCAGGCACTTTCTGATATTTCTATCGGCAAATTCAACGAGATACTTGAATACAAAGCAAAATGGAATGGTGTAAATATTCTTAGGATTGGACAATTTGAGCCGTCAAGCCGTATGTGTACCTGTGGTGTTGTAAACAAGGAGTTAAAATTATCCGATAGAGAATGGGTTTGTCAATCCTGTGGGGAGATACATAATAGAGATTTGTTAGCAGCCAACAATATAAAGCGGTTTGCATTTGTAAAAAACAATACCGAGGGAACCTCGGAATTTCAAGCCTGTGGAGATGAAGGGTTGCCTTTGTCTGAGAAGCAGGAAGCCCAACCCATCGCCTTTGGCGTGGGTGGGTAGTTCACGAAGGTATATGATTTGTCAGCAATGTGGGAAACGTTGGGAAGGGATTGATCCGGATTGTTATATAACAGCTTACCGTCATGCAAAAACGACGGGACATTATGTGTATGGAAAGACTGTCTTTTATACGGAATGGAATAGGAAAGCAGGTGATCCGCTGAATGAGTTATATCCAAATGGGCACCCAAGTTAGTCATATAAATGAAAATAAATGAAAATAAAGGAAATTGTATAATATAATAGTTATTAATTTTAAAAAGTATCAAACTATGAAAAAAGTATTATTAATTTTGATTATGTTGGTAACCATTCCGGCTATGGCGCAAGATAAGTTTATTGCGGTCAATGTGAAGACGAATATATCACAGGAACAAACCTTCCATAAGGTGGGACAAATTTTGGCACAACACGGGTTTTTTGTAAATTATTCGGATATATCTGTCGGGGGGATAAATACAGAAGCGCGACTATATTATACTGGGAGATGGTATTTTGGAAGGTTATCGATATCAGTTGATGATGGGGTGGTTACTATTTACGGAATGTATGAACAAAATACCGCGGGAACCACTCAGTTTCCGGTATTTAAAATGATCTCCTTAAAAGGGGATCGCAAGAGTTTACAGGAATATATATTGAAAGACATGGAAATATTGGCAGATGCTATCGGGGGTGAAGTAACTCAAATAATGGTGACTACAAAAAGCGTATATACACGATAAACTTTTATAATTATGAATTTTGAAATAGATATTAAAATCGACGAAACCGCGTTAGACGTGGAATGTTTAGATCAACCATCATTGATGATGCAATATGGTAAGAATTTAGCAGAAGCTGAAAGGGCGTTATCCACCGCCAAAATGCAGAATGATATGGTGCGTGCGGAGTTGGATAGGGAAATCAGGAAGAATCCGGAAAAATACGGAATTTCCAAAATAACGGAAACCGCTATAGCAGGAGCTATAAGCACGGCGCCAGGGTATAATGATTTTGAAAAGCACGTAATTGATGCTGCTTATGAAGTAAAGGTAGCACGGGCGGCAGTGGATGCCGTACAACAAAAAAAGGATATGTTGGAGGCGCTTATACGTCTGCATGGTCAGCAGTATTTTGCCGGACCAAAAGTGCCTCGTGATTTACATCAGGAATGGGTAGGAAAACAACAAAATCAAAAATCAAATAAAGCAGTAGCTGAACGGCTTATTCGCAGAAATAAATAAATTAATCTAAATTAAAAATTAAAATGGCACGTAAAGAAAAACGAAACAAATTCCGGGATAAGGTGGTACAAGACACAACCCGGCAAAAGAATGCGACGAATAATTATGGGTATTTAAAGCTGCCAAAGGATGTACGGGTATTTCAGCCGGAGGCAGGGCGGATTCAATTGGATATATTACCCTATATTGTCACGGATGAAAAGCACCCTGACCGCAATGTGGAAATGGAAATTGCAATACCTGGGGAGTTGTGGTATAAGCGTCCGTTCAAAGTTCACCGGAATATAGGTGCTGAAAATGATACGGTAGTGTGCCTGACCTCATTCAGCCAGCGGTGCCCGATATGCGAATACCTTGCTAAACGGCGTAAAGAAGGGGCGGATTTGGAGGAAATAAAAACACTTCGTCCAAGTCAGCGGAACTTATATTGCGTTATTCCCATAGGGGTAAAGGGGGTAGATGAAAAACCACACGTGTGGGATGTTTCTCAATATCTATTTCAAAACCTGCTGAATGAAGAATTAGAAGAGGATAGTGATAACGCTGTTTTTCCTGATTTAGAGGAGGGGTTGACCTTGCGTATAAGGTTCGAGGAGCAGCAATTAGGTAAGAATAAATTTAACGAAGCCAAGCGAATTGATTTTGAAAAGCGGGATGAAATATACGACGATTCAATGTTAGAGGATATACCCAATTTGGATGAAATGCTTACCCGCTTGACGTATGAGGAATTGGATGCAAAATTTCTTGAAATGGAAGGGGTGGCAGAGGTTGAGGAAACATCCGCCGTGGAAAATACAGAGGTCAGAAAACGCAAGAAAATTGAACCGGATATACCGGCGGAAGCACCTGTTATACGTAGAAGAAAAGCCAAACCAGAGCCTGAACCAGAACCAGAACCAGAGGATGAGGATGAAACGGATGTTATTGGTAAAGGGGAAACTCCTCCACCAGTACGGAGAAGAAAAGCCAAACCAGAGCCTGAACCAGAACCGGAGGATGATGATGATGATGAAATATACGAAGACGAACCAGAGCCTGAATTGCCTGTAAAGCCCATCAAACGGGATAATTTATCAAAGCCTGCCTCAAAGGGCAAGCCGGCTGATGGGGATCGTTGCCCACACGGCCACCGGTTTGGTGTAGATTGCGAGAAATTCGATGATTGCGATGTTTGCGAAATATGGGATGAATGTATTGATGAGCAGGAAAAAGGATAATGGAACGGAAAATAAATAAATCTAAGTTGGCCGCGCAAATTCAACGAACTATAAATATGCCTGTTAAGAAAAAACGGGAATATGATGGAGATATGGGTAGGGTTATAAGCACCGGTTCCACGTTATTAGATTTAGCCATTTCGGGAGGCCGCACAAGAGGGGGCGGCCTCCCGCTTGGTATATTAGTAGAAATATTTGGACCATCTGGTTGTGGGAAGACGGTGCTGTTGAGTGAGATAGCCGGGGCGGTTCAGAGGTCAGGGGGGGATTTGACATTCTTTGATCCGGAGGCCAGATTAAACCAGCAATTCGCCCGTATATTTGGGTTGGATACGACGAAGTTGGATTATAAGCAACCGAATACGGTAACTGAGTTATTCCAAGCGGTTCGAGCATGGGAACCACGTTCAAAGAAAGATATAAATGGTATATTCGCGGATTCATTAGCGGCATTATCCACGGATTTAGAAATTGATAATAAGGATGGAGATAAAATGGGAATGCGCCGCGCAAAAGAATTTAGTGAGGAGTTGCGGAAAACGTGCCGTGTATTGGCAAATGAGGGATATTTAATGGTATGTTCAAACCAGGTTAGGGTGAATGTAGATGCAGGTATATATGGACAAAAATACACTACTCCGGGCGGGGAATCTGTTGGGTTTTATTCATCCCTGCGGTTGCAAGCAAGGAAACCGTCGGAAATTAAAGTAAAAGAAAAAGTAGCAGGTAAAGAAATATCACGTACTATTGGGGTACAATCGGAAATAAGGGTTTTCAAAAGTTCTATATGGAAGCCGTACCGGACTGCTTCTATATCTATTCTGTTTGATTACGGAATAGATGATATACGGGAGAATTTGCAATTCATTAAGGATTATACTAAAAACACCATGTACACTTTGGGCGGGGAAAAATTAGCGGTATCCCTGGATAACTCTATTATAATGGTAGAAGAAAGAAATGCAGAAAAGGAATTAAAAGAAGAGGTTATTGATTTATGGGAAATGATCGAAAGTAAATTT